GTTGGCGCATTATCAGTTAAGGCAAGAAAATGCAGTGACCCTGTAACAAGAGAACCTTTGAACTGTAATGTGTTAAAATTTGCCACGTCAGAAGTTATAAAAAAAAGAATTAAAGAAGAAATGTAATATATGGGCAGTTACTACTACTGCCTTTTTTACCGTGGGTAGCGAAGTCTGGTTAAACGCACCTGACTGTAAATCAGGTCTCTTTGAGTTCGATGGTTCAAATCCATCCTCACGGATTTTCCTACTTTGTAGGACTGGTCGGTTTCGGATCAGTAGATGTCAAATCTAAAAATAAGCATGGTGACATGTATAAAGTGGTTTTATATGTTTAAAAACTGCGACTGTAATTTTACAGCTTAACGGAAAACACATAGGATTTATGCCTAACCTTCTATTCAAGGGCGACTGCTGGCGAATATGGTTAGGTAGGTGTCATGAAAAAGGCACTGCTAATTAACACAGAAATGTGGGGATAATCCGTGTATGATTGGTGGAAATATCGCAAGTATAACTGCTGGTCAGATTGTATGTAGTTTTCTCAAGTCGAAAGATAGGAAACTTAGTGCAAAGCAAGACGATCGCAAGTCAAGCAGGATGGCGATGACTGGGCGCTACTCAAAAGGTAGTGATGGTCAAATATGTACCTCGTCACCCATTTTTTTAACATGCATACTTATATTAATTAATAAAATAAATTGTGATTTTATTTAGAGGATATGATTATATTAATATTTTAAATAGCAAAAGTGTGCATGACTATGAAGAGAAAAACAACTTATTCACCTGAGATATGGTGACGTATAGCGCTCGCAAGGTGTTATATGAGAAAGTACAAGTAATTGCAACCGTGTCAGACTGCAATCTGAGGAACTCCGCAAGAGGCGATGTGATGAAAGAAAATCTATAATACTTCGTAGTAAGAGTTTGCCGATTATGTCAAAATCGGTGTTGTTGTTAGCTACTGCTTAACAGGCAGTGTGATTAGCCATTTCCAACGATGGCAGATGCTAATATATTAGGTCAAAAATCTCAGCCTAAAGAATATAAATCTCGTGCATAAGTACGAGATTTTTTATTGCCGTTTTCGTATAGTGGTTAGTACTGCTGGCTTCCACCCAGTATACGAGAGTTCGAATCTCTCAAGCGGCTTATAACTAATAAAAAAGTTATTTCATTATAAGGATTAAATGGAGGTGCTGCAATTGGCACGAGTTATAAATCAAGCTGCTAAAGCAGCATCTGATACTGGTCAAAAAATAAAATATGTAAATAATTTTATTGATAAAACAGTAAGTGAATTTAACGGCTTAGAAGACAAGTATAAACTACAGTTATTACGCGCTCTTGGAGTTGGTAAAGATTTTTTTACATGTAATAAGTGTGGCGATGTATATTCCAGAGGAACATTCTACTCTTCTACTGCTCCTACTTACAAATCTGGCGTAACGTCTATATGCAAATCGTGTGCTGAAGATATTGCTATGCCTACTATTGATGGCGAAAAAAAACTGCCTACAAAAGAAACCGTAGACTTAGCATGTAGGGCATTAAATAAGCCTATGCTTGATGCTGTTTGGGATGCGAGTTTACTTGAGGCTGCAAATACAACATCTGGCAGGACTAAAAATAATGTATGGACTTCATATATTAAAAATATTTCAATGATGAATTATTATACTCTGACATACCAAGATAGTGATGGTTATACAGGTGGCGCATACTCTATGGCTACATTAGCTACTGACGAACTGCCAAAAGACCAAGAGGTAATAAAACAATTTGAAAAAAATAAAGATGATACTTTAAGGCTTCTCGGATACCTTCCTTTTGAAAGGGAAAAGTTATCTGACCAGCCTTTTTTATATGCGCAATTAATAGGATTCTTAGACTCTTCCGAAGAAGGAAATGACGATATGATGCGCACCTCTTCTACAATTAGCATAGTAAGAGGATTTCTTCAGTTATCACAGATTGATGATGCTATTGCACAATTGGTACAGGATAGTGGAGATTTAAAAAATATAGAAAGAAATATAAATGCTATTAAAAACTATCAGTCTATGAAAGCCAACATAGTTCAGTCAATAACTAAATTAGCTGAGCAAAGTTGCATATCATTGAAAAATAGCAAAAATGCTAAAAAAGGTGAAAATACATGGACTGGTAAAATCAAAAAAATCAAAGAAATAAATCTTCGAGAAGGAGAGGTTAATGGATTTGATATTTGGACTTGTAAAGGTATGCAGCAGGTTATGGAAATGAGTGATGCTTCAATCATGAAGCAATTGCGTCTTGATGATTCTGAGTGGTCAGATATGGTTGCAGATCAGAGGGTTATGATAAGGACTTTACAAGAACAAAAAAATAATTATGAAGAAATCTCAAGAATATTGTTAAGAGAAAACATAGACCTAAGAGATTTCTTAAAGGAGAATGAACTTTTAGATACAAGCAGGCTTGTTAATTTAGATGACTTGTACGCTTGCTTTACTTCTGATGAGGAGGCTGAGAATAATGGTGATTCAAGAGATGGTGAAAACGAATCCGAAAGCTCAACAGACGATTCAGAAAATTAGCGAAAATATAGACTTTGAAAAATATACTATTAAGTCATTGCCTCGCATGAAAGAGAAATACATACGAGAAATGTTTGGTGATGACAACAGGTATACCGTATATGTAAAACCCGGTACATATGCAATGTCTAGTAAAAAAGTTGAATCATTAATAACTATTGCTGAAATTCAAAGATATTATCAGTGCAATCCAGTAAAATTTATTGATGATTTTTTTAATATAGAACTTTTGGATAGTCAAGCTTATATTGTTCAGCGAGCTTGGATGTGCCCAAACGTCCTTTTAGTTTGTAGTCGAGGTTTTGGAAAATCGACAATTACAGACATAATTATTATGGCTAAGGATATGCTATTTACAAACTACTGGAGCTATATTGCATCTGGTTCCGGAAGTCAGGCTGAACAAACATTTACAACACTAGAAAAACTTGCAAACGACAATATCGAAAGCATGATGGGTTCTTCTGGTTATATTTTTAAAAACGAAATAGAAGTAAAAAATGCAGCCGGAGATGGATTTAGTCATTCATCTGACGGCTTTTCTTATAATTTATTTAACGGTTCTATGACTAAAACGCTGAACAGTAATGTTGATAAAAAACGTGGTTCGCGTGGTAACTTAGTCGTATTTGACGAATGTGGTTTCTTGGATGCAGACATGATGCATACATATGCTGCTTTTGTCATTGTTAATAAGGGTTTTGCTACTGGTAAAGACAGAGATGGTAACTCAATTGATATGAGTAGATTAAGATGTATACCTAATCCAGTACCTAACCAATTGTTCTACATCAGTTCTGCTTCTTCTACTGATACAGAATATTATAAACTATATAGAGATTTTTCAAAACGCATGATTATGGGTGATACAGATTATTTTGTAGCACAAATTGATTGTGAAATAGTTTTAAAGCCTACAAAGCATGGTCAGGTTATCGCTCCGCTGTATAGTAAAAAAACTATAGAGACAGCAATGAGAAATAACCCTGAAAAGGCAAGACGTGAATATTATTGCCAATTTTCTGCAGACCTTGGTGACAGAGGATTGTTTAAACGTGGTGTTATTACAAGAAATGAGATTACACGTCGCCCTCTCTTGTTTAATGACACTGGTGATAAAAAATTTATTATTGCATACGATCCAGCTCGTTCACATGATAACTCTGTAATTACTGTAATAGAAGTATACACAGTTACTCTTGAAAACAACAAAAAAGATATTCGTGCAAGAGTTGTTAATTGTATAAATTTAATGCAATTAGGCAAAAGGATAAAATCGCCAATGAGAACTCCTGACCAGATTGACTATTTGAAAAAAGTTATTGTTGCTTACAATGCTGGAGCCGATGCATATGGCAATATTCTTGGAATATATATAGACGCTGGTTCTGGTGGTGGTGGTAAAAATATTGGCGACTTTTTAATGCCAGACTGGGTAGATGAGGCAGGTACAAAACATAGAGGTCTTATAGACAAAGAATACTATTCTGAGTATGTATCAAGATTCCCTAATGCTGTAGATAAATTAAGACTGCTTGAACCTACCGCTTATAAATCAATTATTTATGAGTCACTTATTGAGTTAATGACTCAGGATAAAATAGAATTTACTTCTACTTATGATAATAAAGGAAGTTTGACAATATTTGATATAGACCAAGCCAAACTAGACAAAGAAAAAGCAATCATAACCGAAAAGCTTAAGAAAAATAAAAAGCTAACAGAGGAAGAATTTGATAATAAATTAAAAGAAGAAATTGCTAAAATTCAGTGTGTTAATACGCGAATTGAGAGACTTGACTGGCAAGAAGAAATGGCTCTTGCAAATATTGATGCTATGAAAGAGGAAATGCTTAATATGATAAGAAAGCCAAATAAAAGTGGACGAGATTCATTCGAGCTATGTCCTGAAAAGGCAAATATATTACATGATGACCGCAGCTATACTATGGCATTATGTGCATATGGTCTTTCTGTTGAACGAAGAAAAAGTATTACACAAAGAAAGGTTGCTAAACCAGATAATCTTGCAAAAATATTACCTATGAAACACGCCAAACGAAGTTCATTACTTTAATGGCGTGTTTTTTATATACGAAAGGAGGCGTAGATTTGGCTACTAGAGTTAATACGCCAAAGCAGACAGGAAAGGAAACTACTAGCTACACTTCTATGCCTGTTGAAAAAAAAATAAATACTCCATCAGGAGATAAGTCTGTTAAAGAAATAAGAGAGAGACTTGAATTTGATGACAGAATGAAAGAAATATTTAAAGCCACAAAGGACGCTCTTGCTCTTGCAGACCTTACTAAAACAGAAACAAGAACATATACAACTTACAATAAGGAAACATTAAGACAGTATCTTCGCAATCCTAAAAACTATGAATCAAACCTGCGCACGCTTAGCAGTTTTTTATACAGACTGTGTTATAACTACAGGCGGTTGATATGGTACAACGCAGAGATGGTTGATTTAAATGCTGTTTCTGTAATACCTATTATTGAGAATTTTGATGAGGTTGATGACGAGCAATTAAAAAATAATTATTATGATACTTTAAAAAAATTGCAGCAAATGAATCTTGCAAATCAGATTTTACAATTATTAATAGTTGCATGGAGAGAAGACACTGTTTATGCATATGTATATGATGATGACGAAACATTATTCTTTCATATTCTTGATGGAAATTACTGTAGGGTGTCGTCTAATGACGCTGGATGTCTTAGATTTGCATTTGATTTTTCTTATTTTAGAAGTCATACAAATGATTTGGAAAATTGGGATTCAGAATTTCAAAAAAAATATAATGCATATACTGCCGGAACTGCAAATAGATGGCAGGAATTAGACCTAGAGAAACAAATTTGTATCAAAGTAAATATTGACGATAAAACAATGGATTATCCGCCATTTGCAGCATTGTTCGAGCAGATTATTGATTTGATAGACTTGCAAAGCATACAGGCTGTAAAGGATGAGCTTTCTATTTATAAACTACTTGTTGCAAGATTACAGGTTCTTGGTAATGCAGATACTGCTGATCAATTCGAGGTAGATGTTGATACCGCAATTGATTATTATAATAGACTTGCATCAGAATTGCCGGAATGTGTCGGAGCGGTACTGTCACCTGTTCCAATAGATACTATTGAGTTTAAAGGTACTACTACAGAAGACACCGATTCTATTGCAAATGCTAACAAAAATTTATTCAAAAACGCAACATCTAGCGAGGTTTTATACTCTGAAAAAAGCAATTCTGCAATATGTAATGCTCAGTTAATTAGCGATACTTTGAATGCTATCGGCACTGTTCTACCGCAGATTGAAAGATGGATAAACTGTTATCTTACATATAAAATCGGAGATGGTCATGCGTATGTAAAATGTATGATGGTATCTCCATACACAAAATCTGATTATAAAAAATCGCTTCTTGAGTCTGGTCAAAATGGTCTTCCATTTAAGCTTGAAGTTGGTGGTCTCGACGGTTTCACGCCACTTGAGACACTTTCAAAATTATATCTGGAAAATAATGTGCTTGACATTACAAATAAACTTATCCCATTTTCAACATCATATACAAAAACAGATAAGCAACAAAATGGCGATGGTTCTGACGGCGCCCCTTTAAAAGATGATGCAGACATTACTGATTCAGGTCTTACAGGAAGGGAGTATAAATAAATGAATAAAAATTTCATAGTTACAGATGACTCTGCTACTGCTGTCGAACTTGCAAAAGTTTTTAATCAGATTCAAACATGTTCCGACCTTTTTTATTTTGTAAACGATTCGACAATTAAGTTTGATAAGTGCAACTTTGATGCTAATAAAATACACTATACAAATAGAATTTGTCTATAATACGAAAAACAATCAGAAAGGAGGGACATTATATAATGAGTAAGAATTATTTATACGCAGAAGATTTGTATGATTTTTTTGTAGAACATGGAAAATCATTTTCATATAATTCTAATGGTAATGAGGATGATGAGCTTGTGATTTTTACACTTGGTAGTATTAGATATGATGATACTATTGATGACAAGCATAAAGAAGGATTATTACCAGTTCATTTGCAAGCTTGCCATATAGATAAAAATCTGAATAAAAGCGAAATTTCCAAAAATAATATGGAAGAAAATATGCCGTCATTTTTTGAACGACCTATTTTGGGATACATTCATAAGGTTGGCGACCAGTATGAATTTTATTCTCATAATATGCATCAAAGCGAAGATGGAGAAACAATATACGACGAAATACCTGTCGGTCATATACCTAGTACATCTGAACTTAAATTAGTATACGACAAAGACAAAGATAAGACTTATCTCGAAGCAGATGGATATATTTATGAGGAATATACAAAGGCTGCTGATATTATAAAAAGAGAACAGGAATGTCCTGTGTCAGTTGAAATAGTTATTAGGTCTATGAGCTATGACGTTACTAATAAGGCGTTAAATATTGAAGATTTTTATTTATCCGGGGTCACACTTTTAGGAAAAGACCCTAATGGCAAAGCAGTAGCACCTGGTATGGAAGGTGCTAATTTAAAATTGTCTAGCTTTAATAAAAACGATGATAATTTTGAAAATATTTATAATGAATTATCTGACATGCACAAGAAGTTAGATTATATTCTTTCGCACGTTGATAATAACATAGAAAAATGTGAGGAAGGAGGAAATGAGGACAATATGACAAAATTTGAAGAATTATTACAGAAATATAATAAGACTATTGACGATGTTACCTTTGAATATACAGATTTAACAGATGAAGAGTTGGAAGAAAAATTTGCAGAAGTATTTGAGAATACAGACGGTCAGAATGACAATAGCACCACAGAAGAAGGTTCTAATTTTGAGGAATGCTCAGAAGAACCAGGCTTAGATGAAAATGAAAACACTTCTTCTACAGTGTCAGAGCATTTTGAAAATATTGTACGTACATACGAAATCAGCCATGAAGATGTAAGATATGCATTATACAATCTTTTAGCTTCATACGAAGAGTCAGACAATGAATGGTACTACATTGAAAATGTATATGACGAGTATTTCGTATACTCAAACTGGGATGGAGATAAGCTTTATCGTCAGAATTATATTAAAGATGATGATGCTGTTTCGTTTGACGGAGAAAGAATAGAATTATTCAAAGAATATTTAACAGCAAGCGAAAAAGCTGAATTAGAGTCAATGAGAGCAAACTACTCTTCTATTCAG